GTGAGTATAGAAGCTGTGTCAAGCTAGTCTTCCGTGTTTGACAAGGCAGCTTGGTTGCCCCTAACAAGGTCATTTTGGGCGTTCTGAACGGTCTCTGCCATGACAAAACCAATAGCTTTTTGGATGACTGGACCAATTATTGGGTATTGCTGACCCGTAAGCGGCTTAAGCCCCTTGGATACGTCTCCAGATAGGACGTCTGCCGCCATCCCAGCAACAGGGGACAGGGTTGACGAAGGACCGAACTGTGCCGCATTAAGCCCAAGTTCGGTAATACCCAGAACTCCTGACTGGCGCAAAATACGGGTAAAATCAAAGAATGTCATGTCAAGGGGGTCAATCGGCTCCTTGAACTTGGCTAAATCCTTCATTACAGTGGTCATATACGCAAAACCCAGAGCAGCCCCGACGTAGGTAATCAGGTGCGCCATCTTGTGGGCATTGTGCTTGCCCTCACCGCTATAGCCGTGCAAAAACCTGCGATAGACAACTCTGGACATTCCCAGCATAAAACTGCTGTATTGCAGCGCTATACGCGCAGTTTCTCCAGAAATTGTACCAGCCTCCAAGCCTAGACGTGTAATTGCCATAGCCCCAGCATCTGGCTCAATTACGGCTTCTTTCATATAGGTAGTTAAGAAACCACTAACTTTACGCTGAAGAGCAGCGTTTTTTATGCTAGAAGAGCCAAGTCGATATTTGCCGTCAGGAGTCTGCTCTACGTAGTTCGCCAAAGCTTTTAGCTCTTTATCAGTAAAACCAAACTCACGCATACGCGCCTCAAGAACTGGATTGAGGTTTCCACTTCGAAACTGCTCTCCAAGACTGTTAGTCATTATGTCCATAAACACCTGCTGGTGTGTGGCTGTAACGCGGTTCAGGCCGTTTAGCTCAAACATAAGCTGATTTGCCATACCCAAAAGACCGCCAGCGTAGGACTCACCCGTTACCACCCGTTGGGCGGTCTGACGAGTAATAATGTCAAAACCAGCTCCTTGAGAGCGGAACCAAGCAGCCATCTCCTTGTCATTGCCTTTAAAGTGGGCTTTTGCTGCTTGTCGGTAAGAAGCGACAAAATCTTTAAACGTCACGTCTCCCCCAAGGTACTGCATAGTAGTCAACATCAAAGGGATGTCAGACAGCGCAGACATCCCAGAACCTGCTAGGAACACTACGTTGGAGAACTGGCGCACTTTTTGGAAGTTCTGGGCGATGTTTACATCAACAGGGTTGTCAAGCATCCCAGTTACTTGTTTCGCTGTTGCATCCAATATGCTGAAGCCTTTGACCCGATCTAGTCCCTCCTTGCGAGCAACGCCCATAATCATGGAATACGGGTCGTGCCCTAGATTCTTAACAAGTGCAATTTTCTCTGATCGGCTGCGAATCTGCTCAAGAAGCAGACGTCCCAAATTATGAAAATTGCTCAGCGTGACCATTGCATCGTTGCGGTGCTCTGGTTTAAAAGCAATCTTTGCTGCTTTACGCATTGAACCTACAATCGACTTAGCGCCAGCTGTGTCCTCGTCAATTTTTCCAGAAACTATTTCGTTGTAGAATCTCCTCAAAAAAGAGTCGATTTCAAAACGATCAAAAGTCATCCCAGATTCGGATTTGTTCTCCATCAAACCGCCGTGCAGTTTTTCTGTTTGCTCAACGTCAACTACCCTCAGCATAAAAGTAACAAACTCTTGCTCTGACATAGCAGAAACAACTTGTTTGTCATACTTCATGCTATAGCCCGTGAAACCACTACGCTGGCGCATGTTTACACCTAAGTGGTTAATCTCCGCCATCTGGCCTTCGTTGATTGTTTTGATTATATCAACCAATCCTTCGAACTCATCCACACCTTTCCACTTCTTCGGTATCTCTCCGCTAGAAATAGCGTCCATTAAGTCCAGATGGAGCTGCAACGAACCTTCTTTAAGGTTCTCTCCGTAAATGCGAGCAACCTCTGGGTTTTTAGCAACAATTTCTCTGTATGAGGACATGTAGCTTGTCGGATCTTCGCCCAAGAAAACTTCCAGCAAATCGTTATTAACCAGATACTCAATTAGCGGAGACTGGTCTTTAATTATCTGACCGTCGACTAAACGCTGAATGGATGTGTTACGCTCGACACCCTTGCGAAGACTTCCATCTAGGACTGTCTTTAGCTGAGCCAGTTTTTCAGCAGGTGTCGCTTTGCTTTTTACGATGTCGGTAAGTTTATTGGTGACTGCTGCATCATGTATATTGCGGAGCACCATTGCCAAGTTCTCTTGGTGAAAGTATTGGTTGATTTTACCAAGTTTTTCTGCTGTAGAAATGTTTTCGTCCCGCAAGATAAACCCAATTCGTTGGGCGGTATCAAGCGGTGTTCCTTTTTCTTTAAGACTTGCAAGAACGCTAACAATCTGTTCGTCATTAAGCTCGGCTTTACGCACTGCTCGCACAATTGCGTTACGGCGCTTTTGAGTGCCCATCTGGTTTATCAAGATGTCTTTTACGTACGGAGTCACATGACCCATACCCATTTCATCCAGCTTCTTGATAACCTCTGCAACATACTCAGACAGCGCAGCTCTTGTTTCTGGCAGGGCGCTGGGCATTAACATTGGCAATACCTCTTCGCTTCCAACTGTAGCTTCAATAGTGTCTTCCAAATAAGCAACAGGGTCTGCCGAGTACTTGCGCATTTCATCTGCACGAGACTTAAAGTTTGGATTTTCGTAAGCAGCTTTTGTTAAAGGCTTAACTCCGTACTTTCTGCCACTAGCTGATTGCGAATATAGCTGGCGCATACGTCTTGTTGAATCCACTTGATCTCGCAAAGACTTAACAATGTCTCCAACTTATTTGGCTACCTTGTCTGCGTTTCTCATCTTTAAAAGCCGTTTTGACCCCTGAACCTTTAACACAGCAGCGCCGTGAGAAAGCACCTTACTTACTAGGTTTTTGTACTTATTAAATAGGGAGGGGTTGTCGTCTTGAAGCACTTTCCAAAACTCTGGACGAGTCAGGGCAAACTCAAGTAAGAAAGACGGAGACTCTTCTTCTATAATACTTAGCTTATCATCTTCCAGTGTACGCCTGTCGTAATAACCCCTCTTTTTCAATATACCAGCCATTATCTTTTTAATGGCTGGAGTGCTGGCTGCATCAAGAAGTTGATTATAGGCTGATATGTTTATCTCCTTAACATTGTGCCAAGTCTCATGAAACAAGGTAGACATTGTCTCAACATACAGGATTTCCGTAGCTGGGATTTTAGTAATGCCTTCGTAGTAAGCAGAATCTGCAAAAAGAAAGTGCGGCTCAGCAATATAATTTCTAAGCTCATCTGGATACTTCCACCCCTTAGCGCCCTTTGTTTCTTGTTGTTTCTGGATAGTTACTGGGACAATTTTCTTATCACCGAGCAGGACCTCATTAACCATTCCGTTAATGTCTTCGACCATGCGGGCGTATGTCTCCCCAAACAGGTTATCGACAACCTGCTTAGCCTCATCGAGCTTTGGCTTCATATCCATCGCCTCTGCTCGCTTACCTTGCTCAATAAGCGTAAAATACTCAAGCTCTAGGTTACGAGCGTTTACCGAAGCATCTAATAAAGCCTGATTAGCAGTAGCCTCAGACTTGGTAACTACACCGTAATTTTCAGTGACAGTGTAGGATGCGTGCATTTGGTTCCCACCTTTAGTTGGCTCTGCTTCGTCACCCTGTCTGCGTATTTCAACATTATTGCTGTTTAAGAAGCTAACATCTTCTTTAGTAAGTTGCTGAGTTTTTCCGTAAAGAACTGCATCCACAACTCGACCAACTTTAGCCTCATACTCTTTGCGAGCCTTAAATATGCTGGTCTCCCCAGACTGCAGTTTTGACAAGAAGTCGTCAGCTAGTTTGGCTGTCATTGACGAGACTTTTAAGTGTGTTTCATAGCCCTTAAGCAGTGCAGCTATCTGAAGTGTGTCCTGTAGCGTTACATCGTCCTGCTTAATACGGCCTTCTGCAATGTCAGTTAGACGTTTGTCCTGCTTGATTACATCAACTACTGCTTTGTTGCCTGAGTTATACACAGAATCCAACGCATCTGGTATTGTGTAGTCACCAGTCATTATGCGGTTGTAAACTTCGTAATCGCTTTTAGCCTTGGCAACTTTGGCTGCTGATCGGTAAGATGCTCCAGCAGAAACGCCACTTAACACACCAGCAAAAGCGGCATTCATTCCAAGTGACATCTTTAGTTGATCAAATGTGTACTTTTCAACACCAAGATCATTGGACATAAAAGCATAAGGCACCTCAAATGCAGCACCGTAGGCCACTACGTTTTTAAAGGTACCCTTGCCTGAATGATAAGCGGCGGCTGCACGTCGACCTGCAGCTGCGTACAAAGAAGCTTTTGCCACACCTGCACCAGTACCAAAACCTATAAGGTTGGTTGGGTCTGTTGTAAGCCCAACACCGAGTGAAGTCACAAACTGTGATAGCTGTCGATCCTGACCTTGAGCGATTTCATTGTAATATTTAAGCTTCGCTGCTTTTTGAATACGACGTTCAAATGTAAGAGGGTTTTCGTTAGCACGAAACTCTAAGCCATATTTAGCTGCAGGACTTTTATCGTAATGCTCTTGAGTGACAGGAGCCCTCTTCCCCATTTTTACATCTCTACGCTCATCATACTGCTTCACCCAGTCGGCGGCAGTAACTACAAAGTTTCGCTGTATGGTTGCAAGCGATGTGGCCTTCAGTCCTTCAACAACTCCGTAGTCTGTTGTGCTGTAGTCTTGTCCAGCTATTTCAGACAGAGTCTTTGTACGTACTAAGGAGTTTGGGTCTCTTTGTGGAGTAATCATTGATTAAATAGTCGCCACATTCTATTTTGTGGTCCAGTTTTTGATCCAAACACATCACCTGTGGCCATGTCAAATGGACTTAAGTTAACATCCTCTAAAATAGCTGAACGTATTTTAGGATTAACCGCATCTACAGGGACTATTACCTCTTCTCCGTTGTTATCAGCAAAGGGTTCGTACTGCTGCGTTCTTGGGTTCATCACCTCTAGCACGTAAAACTCTTTTTCAACGGGGTTTCCGTATTGATCCTTTGCAGTTCTAAAAGTAGTTCCACGAAGCTGCATGATCGGCACACCCACACCTTTCGCACCAAAAATACCCATTCCTTTGGAGTGATAGTCGTTATTCAGAAGCCCAGCATAGGTGGCTTCTTGGTTTTTAAGATCAAAAGCTTTTTGTTCTTCAGGACCAAAAGCTTTTTGTTTTTTAAGAAGCTCCGTCTTTTCTGGAATATACATTGATCCGCCCACTCCACCGTAAGGACTGGTCGGTGCGGTGGGAAACTCACTTATCCCGTAACTTGTATCCTCTAGGAAACCTTTCAGGTTAGAAAGATCAAAGTTTTTAGCGGCATAAGCTGTGACAGCAGCCAAGTTGTATTCTGCAACGCGCTTTGCCCCTGTTTTTCCACCAAAACGAGGAAGCTCGCTAAAAGGGTTAAGAAGTCTACCAAAGAACCCCGCTCGTTCGTAGCTGGGGTCTACGTTCTCCCTGTAAACATCGGGATGTATAAATGTTGGCTGACCCTCCCTAGTTTCACGCAACGAGCCCATGTACGGGCGAACGTATTGATCTTCATGCGCCTGTATGTCTTCTTTTATATCTTCAGGTGTTTTTCTTTTAAACAAACCATCGGCAATCTGCCCTTTTAGTTGTGACTCAAAGTAAGCAGCTTCACCTGCTCTGTTTGATCCCATAAGTTGTTTGATTTTCTGAACCGTATCTAAGATATCTACACCAGTCGTGTCACCTGTATCTTCTTCAAGCATCAAAGAGTCATAAATGTCATTAACTTCTGAGTTGTCTTTGTTGTCGTGAGCAAGTTTTGCAAAGTTAAGGCTAGTTTCAATAACAGCTTGTGGGTCATCGCCCAGCTTCACAGCATATGCCGCTGCGGAAGCCAGTTGATATGTTTGCCTCATATCGGAAGAAGTTTTAGAATTCCCGATTACAGCCATTGCTCCATCAGTCAACGCTCCTTCGTAGCCTGCATTTTTTGTCAAAAGATCAAGGACTACTGAAGTAGACGCTGCGACCTCGTTTACAGGAAACGCTGGGTTTTCTGCTCCAAACCAGAACATCGGCGGTAGTTTAATATTACCACCTGCTTCTCCGTACAGGCCAGCATCCAGCCCTTTGGCCGTTAACTCAGGGAGCACCTCTTCTTGATAGTATAGGCGAGCTGAGTTTGTATCTCCCGAGCTAATGTGTTTCTGGAGTTCAGGATATAGCGCACCCAACGATGTTAAGTCTCCATCAGCAATACCCCTCTCTGCAATTCCAATTCTGTTGTTGATATAACTCTGGATTGCTGTGACTGCAGAGTCGCTTAAGCTTTGGTTTTCATCAACTATTTGGCGAAAGTCAGCGAAAGAGGGGCGTTTGTCGGGTGTGTTAAGAATTAACCTGCGAGCTAAACGATCTACAATAGAGGAGTCAGTAGTTGGGTTTCCTTCAGAATCCACTTCTGGAATAAACATAGACAAGACTTCTTCCATCTCAGCGATCTTGTCTGCGTGCTTTTCTAAGATATATGGGTTATCTTTTGCACGAATAATTCTTGTCTCTAAATCCGAAGCAGCTTTGTATATATCAGAAGCTTTTGTTAAGTTAAAGAAGTTGTCATACGATGATGTTACAGAGCCGTATTCTTTTTCAGCTTCATCTTTTAAGTAGGTGGTGTCACTTACAGTTTTAAGTCTGCTTGCGTAAACTGTTTCAAAGTCTAGTGCCTGATCGGGAGTAAAGCCATAAGACTCAGCGTGTGTCTCTAAGAAAGCATCACTCTGTTCTTTGCGGCTAAGAAGCTCTTCGGGGCTGCTCGCTGTTTTTAACTGGTGCTTGATTGCCGCCAATACTGAACTACCAGCGTCTGTTTTAAACGCCTCTCTTGTTTGGTCGTTGGGCTGGCCGTCAACCAGAATTTGGTACACGTTTGTAGTTGGGTCTAGGCCGCTCAGCAGTGTGTTAAAATTCTCAGGGCTAAGTCCTGTGGGGTTTTGAGTAATAGCCTTAACAACGTTGCTTCTGGTAGCAGAAAGAAAATCTTTAGAGTTGTTTGAGATTTTATAAGCATTTGCTTTAAGCTCGTAAGTATTGTTCAACTTACCCCACGTTTCAGAAGCTCTTTGCTGGTACGGAGCTAGTACATCCATATCCTCAATAACTCCGCCTGCAGTGTCGGGAAGGAACTTATTAAAATCAGGTTTTCCAAGGGCATTAAACTGCTGCTTAACTCGGTTTATTTCTGAGACATCGCCTGACTCATAAGCTGCATCTAAATTTTTAGATACTTCATCAAGCTGTACCTCGTAGTTTGTAGCAGCTTCCGACGCCAACAGCTTTTGCGCTTGTGTCTTCTGATTGGCCTTAAACCTCTGTATATTAAAAGCAGCTTGACCTACTTTGCTGATGCCCTCAGCCACACCCGAAAGCCCACTTCGATAAGAGGATGTTGTATCAAATGCCGAAAAAGGCGCTTTCTGCTGCTGAGCAGTTTGAGTGTTTAACTGAATAGCCATTTTGCGTCTGAACCTGCTGTTGCTCCCATGCTAGCTGCACTGGCTAGGCCACCGACGGCCTCACCAATTGCAGCTGTTCTAATATTTGCAGCTTGATTGCGATACTGTGTTGCTGTGTTTGCTGCACTTGCCAAAGTAAATTCTCTTTGCGCAAGACCAGTATCCCAAGCCAAATTACGTTTACGTCCTGCTTCGCCTGCTTGTAGGTTGTACTGGTAGCTAGACGCGGACGCATCAAAATCAAAACTAGCAAGTTCGTTGTTTGCTGCCACATCATATGACCTAAAGACGTCCTCCATTGTTCCGTAACTAGAAGACAGAGAGATACGTTCCTTGGCTAAATCAGCATCAAGCTTTCTTGACAAAGCAACTCGCTTTCTTTGGATAGCTTCCAAATCACGAAACTTATTAGCCTCGGCAGCAGACTGTTTAAAGTTTTCTTGCGCTACAGCATCAACCATGTTGTTGACGTCTATTTGAGCGTTGACCTCGCCCTGTGCTTCAGCAGCATCAGCTGCGTACTCTTGCGCCTTTGCGTTTTGCTGCGCAGAGTGATAAGAGAATGCAGTGCTAAGTAATGTAGCTGCGATTGCGATTTCCATACTAATTCAAATCAGTTTTGGTTGTTAAAGACGCAATTGTCAAGGGATACGGCTCTTCGTGCTTAATTGTGGGCACATTGTCGACGCCAAACGTAGAGCCAGTCACTGGCCGCTCTTTGTCAAAACCTGTAAAGCCGTTACCGCTTCCGTAGTTTGTTGACACGCGGACTGTTTCAAATCTGTCGCCAACTCCAACCTTATAGCTCCATGTGTTAATCAGGAACGGTCTTATCGACACGATTCTGGCTGTGTCTGCTGCATAGGCTGGCTTATTGCTTGCATCCCAAGTAGGGAACATCATCTGCAACTCGCCCGTGTAACGCAGACCAACAATGACTCGGGTTGCATCCGCAGACTGTAGCGTAATGGTTCCATCGGTTAGCGTCTGATCGCCTGTGTAAACACCGTCTTCGATTACAGCGACAGTGTCTCCTTCTCCGAAGCGCTCGCTCACGTCGTTGCTTATCGGGGCTTCTTCTGGTTTAACCAGCTCAATGTAGCTGTCCAACATTGGGTAGCTGGTAAGTTGAACTGGGTCAGTTTCTGCTAGGGCTTCTGTGTAAGTATTTCCGTTTCGGCGGACAACAATCCACACTTGGTCCAACTGCGTGCTTGTTCCTCGGTGAAGAATATTGATGTCTAAAACTTGCGTATCACCGCCTAAGTCTTGCTCAGACCACGCGTAGAACTCTTCTTGTCTGTGATACGATAAGCAGTAAAGTTTACCCGATCGAGTGCGCACCCAAATACGAGGCTGAGGTGTATGCTGGTAGGCAATTTGGGCGATGGCGTCAGTTAGAAAAGTTGGGTAAATAAGTTTTGATACATCATTAGAGGATGCGCTGTTAAGCGTTGTGTCATACTTATACTCCATCAGTCGAGTACCTGACTGGTCTGGGTAAAACACGGAGCTACCCACTGTTTCTGCTTGAGCCTCACAGGGCTCTTCTTCTGTAAGCTCCATCCGTATCGTTTTTGGACTAATACCGTACTGGTACTGGTTGGGGACAATTCGGTAAATACCACCCGTTGTGCCTACAACCAAGTCTTTGGCTGCGTTGATCCAACGGATTGCGGCGTTTCTGTTAGACAGCGCGTAGGTAATAGCGTCCGTATCCAAAACATCCCCATTATCTTGTGTGGGTTGAAAGCTGGTTTCATCTTCGGCTCGGCTGTAATAGAGGAAGTTTGAGTTTGAGTAAGTTCCTCCAAATATACGCCGCTGCTCAAACTTAGCGACTGTTCTGGGGTAGTTATCAAAATACCAAGCCCCCAGCTTAACATCTTCAAAGGTGCCTCCGTTTTCAAAAGCAAGTGTTCGTTTATTGCGAGGGACGGAGTTAATAAGTGTTACAACAACCTGAGTGGTGCTTACAAAACGAGAAATGGACATGTACACATTTCCAGACTTCATTCGGCCAAGTATGTGACGACCTACGTCTTCTGGACCAAACTTACTTTGTGTAACATTCAGCAAAGCATCGTTTGCAATCGTAGTGGCTGAAAGGTTGCTAAGGGCATCTGGAATAACTAAATTCCCAGTAGAGCTTCCTGAGTCATACTCTTCGACTTTTGGAACACCGTCAGCTGTATTGTAGCACGATACAACATCAAATTGTCTCTGTGTGGATAGATTACCAATCACATAATTTCCTGTTGGGTATGGGTTGCTACCGCTGCCTAATGCGTGATTACTGACTGTTCCCAAACCATTAACAAACGAATAGGTTCTATTGCCTGTTGGAGTGAGCACAGCCGTAATAATTGTCAAAGATCCAGTAGTAGTTGGTCCAAATTGATATAAGGTGGTGGTTAAACCTTCATAGATTCGATAAACAGAGCCACCACTATAAAGCGTATTGTCGTATGCTCCTCTATAAAACTCAACAGGGTGGTCTTCTGTGCCAAGATGCTCTTTGATCTTAACCCATCGAGTTTTGCTCCGAGTTTCACCGACTACAACCTCGTTATTTCGCCTGTCATCGGCGACTCTAACCCACGAGTCCGTATACCCTGAGTTGAAAATAACTGTATCAGAGCGCAAATGTATTTCGTCCACATCAACTCCGTCTAGCTCCAAAGCTTTGCTTTTTGTTGGTTGTGTGGCTTCATCTACTTCGTCGCTATCTAACAAATACAGCTGAGCTGCGTCATCTTCGATGTCTAGGACAGACACAACGGGTTCTACGTAAACAACCGTGCTTGTGGGGTCTTCCAATGTGTAGTTTGTGGACGAACCTGCGTGTAGTGCTTTTCCAAGTAACTTGGTAGATCCAACGGTGTACTCCACATACCAGTCTTGGCTGTAAGAGCCTGCTGGGATTGCCACGAAGTCATTGGCTATGGCTGAAAAAGCTGCTGTGTCTGCTTCAAGTTTTACATAGCGCTCGTTCTGTGAAATGGTGTATTTAGTGCCGTCGTCTTCTTTCTCCAAGAACGGTTCTACTTCAAAAGTCAGGTCAGATAGAGTCCACTGATCGTCACCCTGCACTTCAACATTTGTGTTCAGCAAGATATCGCCTTGTGCGTATAACGTGTAACCGTCACTAGATACAAGTGAAGCTGCTACATATGAAATATCCGCTGTAAGTTTTTTAGGTCTGTGGCGACCGTGAGCAATGTAAAGTTCTGATGTTTCTGAGCTAAAGCGTAGCTCATTGATATCTACAGCAGAATAAGGTGTTGGGACTACATCTTTTGATATTCCATTAGAATCAAATATCTCCACTTGCTGCGGAGTAAACACAGCCCTGTATGGTTGGTCAGTTGCTAAGATAACGTCAACAGCCACCACGCTGTCTGTGGTGTAGTCTGTAGTGTTATAGTGTTTAAACCCTGTACGAAAAACAGCAGGTCCTTGAAGTGACGGAAAGAAGTTTTTGAATGTACGGCCAGAGTTAGCTATCCGTTTAATATCAGTGCGTCCGAGAACGTAATCACTGATTAAACCGCCTGAGAAATCTGTCTGAACATTGCTATACCGAGCCATACCTTTGGTGTGCGCCTATGAATTGAGAATTTCCGTCGTTGATGTAGGTTTGAGCTGGTCCTTGGCGACCTTCCAACATTCTTGCTCGTCGAAGCGCGAGAACGTACTGCTTGTGTAAAATCTCATGTCGATTCTCAGAACCAGACAACTCAATGCTCATGTTCTGCGCCATGTGCAGTGTGAGCAGTCGTGTAATAAACGCTGGTAGCCCAGCTGCAGATGTTTCCAAATCGGGAACATATGTGTACGTAATCTTAAGAGATGTTTCGTCTGAATACAACTTGCCATTTGCAAATCGGAAATCGGAAACAAGAATGTCTTCTGCACTCTCTACGTATAGAAATAAATTAAAGTCGGCAGGAAGTGTGTACTCATATCCAAAGTTTTTAAACTCTGTGGATACAACGCCTGTTAAGGTCGCCCGCTTTGTGTTGTAATTGAATATATTGTCCCCAAACAACTCGGTGACGGCCTGAGCATAGGCACGTGTACTTATCTCATACGTGCTGCTTGATTCGTCATCGGCGTCGATATGAAAGCTGCCCACCATGCGTAGGGCAGAGTTCAGTATCTCCAGTTTGTTTGCTTCAGTAGCCATAAAGAGGAAGTAGCCTCCCCCGAATTGACAGGGGAGGCTACAGATAAGACTACGCCTCTAGGCAGCGGATTTCGCCAGTGACCTCACCCCACATACGAGATGCTTCAGCGCAAAGCTTGAAGTAAATGTAAGGGATGTTCTTCTTGGCAGGAACGCGCCACACATCGCCCTTAAGAGCTGTACCAACAGACATCTTAAGTGCTTTAGGTGTTGCAACGATAACACGACGCTCGTCGTCGTTAGCGCCATCGCTGTTAAGTCCAAGACGCTCGGTTTGGATAAAGCGGAAGCCCATAAACGTGGTGACTGCGCCTTCTGCAAGAGACTTGCGAACTGCGTAATCGGAGTTGATGATTTCCTCAATACCAAGAAGGTCGTTGAACTGAGTCGAAGTAAGGAAGCAGTTAACAACGTCATCCTGACCGATAGCCTCAAGACGAAGCATCGTGCGGCGAGCCGCTTTGAGCTTCTCAAGAGTAAGACCAAGAGGAGCTGCGCCGCCAGTTGGAGTACCATCGTAGTTAGCACCGATGGAGAAACCTTCAGTGTTACCAGAGATGATGTCGATACCGTTTTTAGCAGAAACTGCGTCATAGGTGTCAACAACTGGGTTAGCGTCGTTCTTGCTCAGATTACCGATCGTGATGTTGGTGTCACGAGTCGAGGAAGCAGCACGAGAGAACGTGACGGTTGTACCACCGCTACGGCCTGTGTAAGCTTCTCCGAAGATTCGGTCGATGATGATATCGTCGATCTTACGCTTACCCGATG